TGAGGGTTTATGAATCGCCTGACAATGGCAAAGCCATTCAGGGGTTCATGGACGGGATGTTCTGTTCTAACAAATCAATGAACATCACCGGCATTTATGAAATGAAGTGCAGGGATTTTACGTTTGCGGAATTTTGGAAGTTCGACAACGAGATAATGATTCCGAAGCGTAAATTCGACAACTGCCGGGTAGCCTCAAAAATGTTCGGAGTGCCCAGCTACCTTGTTGGGTTTTTCATACCTGAAGACCGTTTATTTGTTAAGAAGCTATTTGATAATACTGGGACGATAGTTGTGGATGTGAGGCATGGCAGAAAAGAGACAACCAAAACCATGCATGGCGGGGTTGATAACCTGATGCAATCGTTCATCAAGGTTGAGAAGGAGGAGTTTTGGGATGGCACTTGATTTAAAACTCACAGACCATCCAGTGCTGGAAAAACCTACCGAAGAGGAGTTAGTCCAGTTGGTGCTATTAAATGGGGAGGAAGAGGTTGCTCAATATCTGGCTGATCGGGAGCAATTGATTCATTTGGAAAAATCAGACCCCTATAATCACCGTAGAGTTTTGCCTCATTGGAAAGATGCTGCCAAATTGTTGGATGAGAAAGATCAGGTATTAATTTCTGGAGGTAATAGGTCAGGTAAAACGGCATTTAGTTCATGGTATATCATGCACTTGCTTGAGGAGAACCCGGGCGCCCGAGTCGCTTGTTTCTCAATGACTCACCAGAGCAGTATCAGAGATCAGCAACCAGCAGTGTGGGAGGTTATGCCTAATGCCTACAAGCAAATGAAACGAGGCAAGGTTGCTGATATTAAATTCACACAAAAAAATGGATTTACTGGTGAGACTTTTATATTGCCAAAAAAAGATCCATCCAAGCCCGGGAGTCAATGTTGGTTTAATGCGTATCAGCAACCACTGACGGTACTCGAGGGTTTTGAGGCGGATGCAATATGGTTCGACGAAGAAGTGCCTTGGAGTTGGTATGAGACGGCAGCATTCAGGTTGGTAACTAGGAGAGGCAAAATGATTGTGAGTGCCACTCCTGTTACCGGGTACACTCCGGTTTATAGCAATTTTGTCAACGGTGCCCGGGTAGTTGAATCCAAACCAAGTCCCCTGCTCCCTGATCGAGTTAATGTTGCCGGGTGCCCTGTTGGTCATATGCCATACGTCATGGAGTGCATGGATGATTCTAAAGGTGTTATTTTCTTCTTCACCGAAATGAATCCTTACAATCCATATGACCAAATGGAAAAGACACTTTCTGGTGAAAGTTCAACCCAAGTCAAAGTCAGGGCATATGGTTATACGGACAAATCCAGTGGCAACTTCTTTCCGAAGTTTGGAAAGGATCATATTGTTGAACCAGACCAGATTCCAAAGTCAGGAACGAATTACCATGTAGTTGATCCAGCGGGTAGCCGGCAGTGGAGTCAATTATGGATGAGGGTAACCGAGGATGGAATTGCATATGTATATCGGGATTGGCCCGATAGAAAAACCTATGGGGAGTGGGCAGTCCCGGGTGATAAACCGGAAGGGGATCTCGGGCCGGCACAAAAATCTGAAGGCATCGGCTTAAATGAATATAAGCAAAAAATCCTTGAGCTTGAGGGGGATGAAATTATTTGGGAAAGAATGATTGATCCTCGGGCCGGAGGTAGCAAAGCTGTAACCGAAGAGGGGGGAGAAACTCTGATTGATCTGCTCGATGATGGGGAAATTCCAATGTCATTTGCAAAGGCACCGGGATTGCCGATTGAGCAAGGTATAAGCGTCATCAACGAGTGGCTAAATTATAATCAAGAGGAGAAGATTACCGTCTTAAATCAGCCGAAGCTGTACATTAGCAGTGAATGCGAAAATTTAATTGATTGTATGAAGGAATACACTGCCGCTGGGGGAGAAAAAAACAGATACAAAGACTTTGTAGACTGTCTCCGCTATCTTATGACATACGATCCGATATATGTGGACAAAACAACATTTAAAGCCACTGGAGGTGGCAGCTATTTGTAATGGCATTGGAACAATTAAAATCTATTGAGGGTGAGTTAATCTCACAGAAAGAAGCATCCAGATATTCAGGTTGGTCACTTGGCTACGTTAGGAAGCTAATGGAGGCAGGAGTGATCCGGTCATATGTGTCTATCGGAGGCAAAGCTAAAGTGTTTAAAAATGATGTAATAACAGAACTAGAAAAGGGAACAATTTATGGAACAAAATGACAAACTAACACGGGCGAGCGAAACGCCTGATATTAAGGAGCTTCAGAGTGAGTATCGTCGCTCGATAAACGAAGGATTCACAAACGAAAAACTTAGCTACTGCGACAAAACTCGTTTAGCTAAATGGGCTAGTCAGTCAAGCGACTTTAAAAAACACGCTGGTCAAGGGTCGCAAGCATTTCCTTGGGAGGGCGCTGCCGACACAAGAATGCGTTTAGTTGACACAACAATCAGGAATCTCCTCGATATACTGATGGTTGCTTTTCAACGTAGCCAAGTCCGCATCAATCCAGTTGAGTCTGGCGACCTCGAGGCAAGCACTGCATTGAACCAATTGTTCAGATGGTTAGTTGGTAGCCGGCTATACAACGAACTTCAAAGAGAAGCAGAACTGTTTGGGGAATATGCCTTGACCTATGGATTCAGCGTTATGTTTGTTGGTTGGGAGCAAACCAGTGCCATCAAACTACAAAAAATTAAACTCGATGAACTTTTGGCAATGGCTCAAGAGGCTGATGCAAATTCAATTGTTGCAGAGTTGCCGGAGTTAATCCAAAACCCAGACGCTGAAGATCAAGCTGCCGAATTGTTCAAGGAAATCCTTGGCCTGAAAAAAAGACGGGCAAGGAAAATGATCAAAGAGTTGAGGGACACGGGGGAGACTGAATACCCAGCAACCTATACGCATAAAAACCAACCAAGCGTAGTTGCCTTGAAGCCTTATGAAGACATTAACTTTCCGCCGGAAACGGTTGATCTGCAAAAGGCCCGAGTCATTTTCCGAAGAGTGTACATGACCGAGTTGGAACTACGGGCAAAAATAAATGATGACGGTTGGGATGAGGAGTTTGTTGAGCAAGCTATTAACACCTCTGGGAAAACCAGTGAGTCACTTACTGATCAGATAGGAATAGCCAACTTGGTTACCAATGAAGCTGAATCAACTGAAAACTTGGTTGAAATCATATATGCATATACCAAGCAATTGAACGAGGACGATGTCCCCGGGGTTTATTGCACGGTGTTCAACCCATATGTAAACAGCAACGGAAACGATGAAATATATGCAAAGCATGAGCTATTAAATTATGCACACTGTATGTATCCATTTGTTGAGTACAGAAGGGAGCGCCCTGCTAGACGGGCGATATCTGAATCCCGTGGTGTTGCTGAAGTTTCTGCCTGTCAGCAAGCGGAACTAAAAGCACAACGTGATAGCATTATTGACAGGACAGCACTCGAGACAATTCCTCCGGTTCAATACAATCGGCGCCTTGGCATGGCTAACCATCTCGGGCCGGCGGTTATGGTGCCGGTGCATAAACCCGGTGATTATCAGCCATTGCAATTGACTGCCGGAGTCCCGGCAACATCGATGCAAGTGATCGACCTAATCATTCAGGACGTTGCAGAATATTATGGATTAGGTCATCCCAACATTCCACCGGGCAACACCACTATGAAGCAGCAAGCCATGATTAACAATTGGTTGTCATCATGGACTGAAATATATCAGCAAATGTTGGTTCTTACATTGCAGTACCTCGAGGGTGAGGATCTCACCAGAATCCTTGGGTTTCAATTGCCACAGATGAACCTTCAAATGATGCCTGACTTTATTCTCAAGTTCGACGCCAGAGAATTAAACGATGATTATGTCATGCGTAAGCTGGAAATCATTGCACAGCAACTATTGCCAATGGATGCCGGCGGAAGCATTGAGAGAAATGCTTTAATTAGCAAAATGGTGCGTAGTATAGCTCCAGACTTGGCTGATGAAATCTTGATTGATCAAGGCAGTGCAAGCCAACGCATTTACGATGAGGTGAAAAATGAAGTTGGCGGGATGATGCTTGGAAACGAGGCAACTTATCGGGAGCAAGATCCGGCAGCACAAACCAGAATGCAATATTTGCAGGAAATATTACAACGCAATCCAAAGGCACAATCTGCTATGCAAGGGGACGAACAGTTTGCTGCATTGTTGCAGAATTATCAGCAAAACTTGCAGATGTCTATTAGCCAGCAAGAAAATGCCTCCATCGGACGCATTGGGGTCAAACAAGTGCAATGAACGAAAAAGTCAGAGACTTATTAGGCAGAGGAAATGCGGAAGATATATGGGAAGGCGTCATGCTTACCCTGATCGAAGCGGCGGAAGCAGAGGCATCGTTTATATGTGGTGCAAGCATTACGCCAGATGAAAGAACACATTCCGCTGGACGCCTTGACGCCTTCACTTCAGCTAAAAGAACGCTTGAAGAAATAAAAAAAGAAGCAACCAAAATGCAATAGAACTATACATTTGAGTATATAACCTGACTCAAAGGTTCGATTTATACAACCCGTTTGCCGTTTATCCCGGTGAACGGGTTTTTCTATGCCTTCCCTAAAAAGACATTGTTAGGGATCTGGTCACCTTACGACCTGATATAACATGGCTGATGAACAGCAAAGCGGAGTCCTGACCGAGCCGCAAGAGTCAACTGGTCTGAATAGTATGGAGGGTCTTATAGACCAAGCGGGACTTGCCCGGATATTTGCCGGACAAGAGGCGACAGAACCCGAGCCTACGCAACCTGAAGAAGAAGCTGAACGGGAGATAAGTGAACCGGATGTTCAATCCTCGAGTGAGGAAAGTGAAGCCGGCGAAACAGAGGAAAACGCTCTTTCTCAACAAGAATCGGACGAGGCAGAGGATGATCGTCAGGACGGTCTTCTCAAGCGGATTAACAAGCTAACGGCTATTCGCCGGCAAGCTGAAGATCGTGCAGATCAGGCAGAGGGACAAATTGAAAGTCTAAAGTCTGAAATTGCAGATCTCCGGCAGCAAGTTGAAACCAGAGATAACCGCCCTGCTCCACCAAGGAGATCTGGAAAATATAGTGAACTGGAAACAGTTAACGAAGTTGACCGGAAACTTGAGGAGACACAAGAGATCAACGATTGGGCGGAGATGAACCCGCTCGGGGTTGTCGAAGGTGATAACGATTATTCAGCGGAGGAGATTGCTAAAATAAAAGTTAATTCCAGAAAAGCAATGAGAGATCTCAGTGCTAGAAAGGAACAAATTATATTAGAGCAACAAAACTCCAACATGGTTTCGGATGCATTCCCATACTGGAATGATAAATCTTCGCAAATGTACCAACAGGCGATGGAGGTTGTCAGAAACAGACCGGAAATAAAGGCATCACCGACATGGAAAATGGATGTGACTATGTACCAACTGGGACTGATGGCATTTCAGGAGATGATGAATCAAAAGAAATCGCCAAAAATACCTAAGAAGGCACCAAGTCAACCAGCAGCACCATCGGCGGCGCCCAAGCAAAAATCAAAACCAACTGCCAGAGATCAATTCTTGAAGAGTGGAGGCAGAACCTCACTCACAGATGTAATGAAAGAATTAATTTAAAATGGCACAGCTTTTTGAAAGTGATTTTCAGGGGTCAGGTGGGGGTTCCACCGGGCCAAGTAAACGTGAAGATTTAGCTGATTATATAGCTTTAATCGACGCAAAGGACACTCCGCTGACATCCCTTGCCCCTAAAGGGCAGGATCTTGGTAATATGTTTCATAGGTGGCAAGTAGACGCTTATGAGGTAGCAACAACCGAGGGTTACAAGGATGGGCAAGATGCAAGCACTTCCCCATCTAACAAAGGGGCAACTGAAGGTAGTGGGAGTACAAACTCAATTACGCACGGTGGCACAAATGCAGACGATTATGCCCCGTTGATTCAAAATCATCGACGTAAGTCAAATGAGTTGAGCAACTTTGGGCAATACTTTCGTAGGGCTACCAAAGTTTCTCCATTGGCAGCAGAGGTTACAACTCCAGCCGGCGAACGTGATTTGCTTGCTGCGGCAGTTGCTAAAAAGACAGTTGAGCTAAAGCGTGATATAGAAGCTACCATGCTTTCTAACAACGCCCCTAACAAGGAAGACTCTTCAACTCCATATAAAACCCGTGGAATGGGTGAGTGGATCAAGAATCTTTCTAGCGATGAAACGGTTGACGGTTCTGTTTATGAAGCCGACTACTCAACTCCTGCTGGGTCTATCAAGGATATTGCTGGAACCGACAATGTTAATGAGTTAACTGAAGGCAAACTCCAAGACCTTTTGGAGTCAATCTATGGAGAAACTGGAAACAGCCGTTCCTATGACTTCATTTGCGGAACTAAAGTGAAACGCTTTGTCACTGAACTGACAAGCACTTCGCATGAAGTTGTTGGTGCAAACGTAGATACAACACCGGGTGGAG